ACCAACTTTACAGCATCGTTGCCTGTATCGTCTAAGCTGTCAACAACTACCGCGTCAATCTTGGCTAAGTCTACCCCAGATTGTTGGGTATCTAGGCTTTCCCAGACGATAGAACCAACGCTATCTGCCGCTAACATGTCAGTAGATAGATTGGTAAACGTTAGGATGGGAGAGTCATCTTTGCGAATATTTATGGCAGTTAGATATGCGTTGTTGAATGCGTAGGTTGCCGAACCCAAATCGTACGTGGCTGTTGTTACGGGCTGTAGGTGCGAACCAACACCGTCGGTGCTGCCATCTGCTGCTGCAACGATTAGTTTGTCGAGGTAAGCAACACCGTCTAGGTACAAGTCCTTAAACTCTGCGGATGAAGTTCCTAAGTCTAGGTTATCATCTGCATTTGGTACAAGGGCTGAGTTAGTTTGTTCTAGTTGACTCGACGGACCTAATTTGCTTACTGGTCCACCATCACCCGTTGTTGAACCGTCGTGCGTATGCCCTGTTGCAACATTAAATGCTGCTTCAATAGCATTGAATTCACCGTCTAGTGGTGCAGCACTAATAACGTTACCATCGGCTATGTTATTTGCTGTATCGTTTCTTGTGTAACCTGCCATGTCTGCTACCTTCTCCCGTATTGTCCGTATTCAATTACGGCTGCGTCCATTGAGAATGGTGGGCTTGTGCCGCTAGATTCAAATTGTAGGGACACTGTAAACCCTGAACCTTGAGTTTGTGTGTCGAATATTGATTGGAGAGATTCTCCGCTGTAAACTGCTGTACCATACTTGGCATCTGGACTTCCAAATACAAACACACCCCCCGAACTAGAAGTGTTGCTAAGTGTTATTGTATCTGGTTCGATAACCCCAGCCTCACTTAAATCATACTTAACGTTAAAGTCTAAATCTACTGTACCTTGAGGGTCTGTATATACTGTAGCGCGGTAGATTGTTTTGCGTGTTCGGGGGTCAGTAATTGGAAAGTACGGGGTTGAAAAACTTGCTGTTATATCATCACCGTCAAAACTGTTGCCCGACTCCATCTGATACACATACCCATCGTTGTTACCAAACAAAACTATTTCTTCTCTACCCGTGTATGTTGAGTCCGATACAAACGACTTTATGCCTGTTGTTTCTGCCCAGTTAATTACCTGACCTTGCTGTCCTTGTAACTGCGTTCCCATAATACCTTTAGATGATGCTTCTGTTGTGTTCGCATCAAAACCAAAAATACGATATTGTGATTTCTCTCGTATGGTTACAGACGAAAAGGTGGTATTCTGTGTTGTTAGTGAAACCATCTCTTTCTGTATAGGTTTAGTTATTGCAGCCAAGTCAAAGTCTTGATTTTTTTCTGTTCCTGCAAGCGTACGCAAACCGTCCGGGCCTAAGAATATTACATCCCCTGCTATTTCTTGTGCGGTGTCTTCAGCAACACAACCAATGTCGTCTGCAATCGGTTGTACTTGGAAGTCAACAACGCTGTTGCCCACTAGTCTGTTGATACGAAATTCAGAGAATATAATCAGTTGTTCACGAAAAGGTATTAATGCAGTAATTGTACTTCCTACGTTGATTATACCAGCACCACTTGCAGTTGTAAAGTCATCATCCTTAAAAGGCGCAGAAAATATAAGGTCGGAACCGTTTGCAAGAAATATGTGGTCTTTAAATTCTACGACGTGAGTAGCACCTTCAATATCCGTGCTACCATTACTAGAACTAAGTTGACTTAAATCCCCTGCTGTTATCCCGGCTAGAATTAGAGGGTATCCAATTCCGTCCGTAATTATCATCTTGTCTATACCATCAAAGTTATACTTTGCAAATCGTACACGAGAGGCGTTGTTTCCTAGAGTTATGCTTGTTGACAAATCTACCCAAGCATCTGTACCACTAGCCCCCGCGAACAACCTAGGGTCGTCCCCTGTTTGGTCACGTGCTGTAATTGCCCTGTCCTTATAAAAAGTAACCCCAAGAATGTTGTTTTGCCCAGTAACCTCATTAGAATTAAACTTATCGTACCCTTCTATGCGACGATAACCACCCTCTGTAGATGGTTCAAAGTTAATTAAATTACGTGCAGAACCGGGGGCTGTAATCCCGTGTTGTAACGGACTGAGGTTGCTAATTAATCCCCCTGAAAATTCAAGAGGATAGGTTTGCCAACGGTCAGGCATCTATATAGACCTCACATAAAAGTTTTCATTTACAAGTATCTTACGCATGTTTTTGATACCTTCATCAAATTTACTCTTAGCCATTGCTGCCATTTCGATGTTGTCCCTAAACTGATAGGAGTAATACATAGCACCATCAACTATTACGTGCTTGTATGGCTGGGGTATAGTTGGTACATCATCATGTAGTTCTAAGTCTACAGGGCTTGCAAAGTATTCGTACTTAACCGTGTATGCTTTATCGGGAAAAGGTACGATACCGAAGTAGCCGTCTTGCGAACGGAATACCTTATCTGGTACGCCACCCCTAGCAACTACTGTTTCATCCTCTTGGTCAATGTACCTATCCACGTACTCAACATAGCTGATTATATCTAGTTTTCTAGCCCTGCCCACATCTAAGTTGGTGTCTCTCTGTACACGAAACGTGTTGAAATCCACGTACTTAGCTTCGTCTGGAAATGCGTATCTAGTCTCACCTGCAACTAAAATTATCTCGTCTGTTATGTGGTTGTAAGGCCAATACAGATGATACTGGTTTATGTCACGAATAGACGAGTTTACCGCATCTTTTATGTTAGCGTAGAAACCCTTCGCTGTTGTAAAGTTGGCAGTGGTTAGTTCCGATTCGTTTAAGCGACGTGCTACAGAGTTAACTACGTCTAGAAAATTATATGCCATTAGTTTCGTTCCCTAACTCTTAGGTTTACGGTTCGCTTAGTAACAATAGGCGCACTAGTTTTTGCAGAGTTACTTGTCGTTACCTGACAAATAATTTTATTATCTACATTCGCTGTGCCGCCATTTAACACGATAGTTGCGGTGGTTGATGTGTTGGTTATTCTATTTACTGTCAGACCATTAAAGGTATCAGATACGGATAATGCAGAAGATTCTGTTCCATCTGCTTGAATATGTTTCCATACGACAGACGCAACAGTCAGCCCCTCTAAGTAACGTGACCAATCAATTGTGTAATCTAACAACTCGTCTGGGTCTTTATCGGGCCAACGTAATGCCATTTTATGCCGCCTTTGCTATTCTTTGAATTTCTTGGGGTACGTAAACCGTACGTGATTTTTCTATAGGTACGGCAACTCGTCGTAGCTGTTCTTGTCGTACAAATACAACCCGTTGTCGTTCGTACTCTGATGCTACAAACTTAAATGATTGGAAGCCTGTGGCTGATACTGTTCCAACACCGGATATAGTTGCCTGTGCAAGAACAGTTACCCTTACAGATACAGTTGCCACGCCAACAACATTGCCAGATACATCCGTTAGGCGAGTAGCTACGCCACTAATTGTACCCGCACCAGATACAGCAGATGCTACATCCCTAACTTTTATTGCTACGCCACTAATCGTACCCGCACCAGCTATAGCCGAACTTACGTCGCGTACTTTAACTGTAGAGGTAGATACGGTAGCCTGTCCTGAGATTGCCCCTTCCGCTTTACCGATTAGGTCGCTATCTCCGGCTATCGATGCTTCACCTGCAATAGTAGAGTCGGTATTGTGTACCCTAACTGCTGCACCGGATATGATGGCTTGTCCAGATATAGCCGCTTCTGCTGGGGTTTCTATTGTTGCAGTAGAACTAGATGTACCCACTGCGGATATATTTGCGTTGGCTACGGCAGTAATTACTGCACTAGAACTTGCCTGTCCAGCCGCAGATATACTTGCCTCTACAACTAGTACGCTTACTGCAGAACTACTTTGTGTACCAGCACCAGATACACTTGCACCCGCGTTACGTACGCGAACAACTCCCGCTGTAGTTGTTCCCTGCCCGTTAGATTGACCGTTACCCGCCCCTACCATAACAGGATTGGTGGTTGCAGTAGCTTGTCCGGATATTGCTACTTCACCTTGTCGTAATCCTGTCCCCGTCGCAGTGGATGTTCCTGCTGCAGAAATACTTGCTTCAACTGATAGTCGTGCTGTTGCCGTACTTGCTACTGAACCCGCACCCGATACACTTGCGCCCCCTGCAAATACCTTTATTGCGCTACCTGATATGGTTGCTGCACCTGATACACTTGCGGTCGCGTCTAAGACTTGGGCGACCCGTGCCTCTGCTGCAAAGGGTGATTCAGAGAATGCGGATGCGGCAAATAACATCTATTTAATCCAGTGGGTCAGGCCAGTTGTTGATAGGTGCGTTGCCTGTGGGGTTGCCATCACTGTCTACAGGCGTATCAAACAACGCCATAAATGCAGCGTGGTCAGCAGCACCATCTATTGCTGTTTCTATTGTTCCTGAAGCAGTCCTCACAGCCGCACGATAGGTAGCAACATCTGTCGGGATAGTGGTTGTGCTATCCTCTGCCTTGCGTACTACATACCAATCGGTAGGTGCTAGTAGTGACCCTGCTGTTACTTTAGTCTGTGCCTTATACTGGCTTTTAAGACCAAGCGTTACATTACCA